CTCCTGCGGCTACAGTAAACATACCTGAAATAGGAAAACTAAAAGTATCATGCTCTCTTAGAGGACTGCTGTGACTATATCCTACCTTAGTTCCATCTCTCCATAGCTGAAGTTTTACGCTATTTACAGTAGCCTCATAGCTCTGATTTTGCAGGTCTGCCCAAGCTTCAAAATAATAAGTACCTTCAGGTAGTGTAAGAGTATCCCCACTACTGTTAAGACTAACGCCTGTAGGGATAGAAGGTGATCCGTTCATAGTATTACTAGGATATACTATTGTCTCTATTGGCAAGCTGTTCCACTGTCCCTTAGTAATCACACCAGTAGTAGTTCCTTGCTTGTACCCTGTAGTATCTCCTGCAACGACAAAAGGAGTACCACTAGCTGTAATAGTAGTAGTGGTGACATCGTTTTCTGTAACGGCATCAATAGTAATATTATTACCTGCTGTTAAGTCATCTTGCTTAGAGTCAATCTGATCTTGAATAGCAGAAGTAACACCCTCTACATAGTTAAGCTCGTCTGTAGTAGCGGTAACGCCGTCTAAGATATTAAGATCAGCCGCTTCTAAATCTGCGGAGATTCCGCTTAATACATTTAACTCTGCTGTAGTGACAGTAGCATCATCAAGAATGTTTAACTCATCCGTAGTAAGAGTAGCGCCATCTAAGATATTTAATTCACGACTGTTAGCTGTAACAGGCTCAGACAAAAGATTATCACCTACGCCGTTTTCAGCATTAATACCAGAAAAAGTATCTTTAAGTACTTTCTTAATATTACGAATGTGATCGTCACCTTTATTAACCTTATCAGACGCTACAGGATTAGTATCGACTAACTCACTTATTCTACCATTACCAACTGTTTCAAGTCCCATTACTTACCTCTTCTATATCTAGCTGTTTTCTTAGCTATCTTCTTGGGTTGTTTGCTATGCTGTTTACCTTTCTTAGTATCTGCTTTCTTCTTACGAGAGGTAGCGGCATATTCCTTTTTGGATAAAGATTCTCTAGCTTTCTTTGGTAAGTAACGCTCACCTGTAGCTTTCTTACCTTGAGTACTATTCTTACCTGACTTAGTACCCCACTTTTCTTTTGTCCACTTCTTTAAACTTTTCTGTGATTTCTTTAGAGGCATTACCGATATCCTCCACCTTTAGCCTTGTACTCTTTAGCTAGCATCTGTGCCTTACGTGCTGACCATTGACCTGATCTACCACCTTTACTGCCAGACTTAATCTTGTTAAACAAGTTCTTACGCATAGTAGGCTTGGTGTAGTTACCTGCTGAGTTTACTGTAGACTTCTTCTTAGCAGGTTTTCTTTTAGTAGCCACGTTTCTTACCTTTCTTTTTAGTAGCTTTCTTCTTTTTACTTTTACAACCACAAGGTTTCATAGCCATAACTTATTTCCTCGATTTAGCACCTGAACATTTCCAACGCTTACGTGATAGATTGTTAGGTGTGTTAGGATCATTTTGTTTCTTTTTAGGTAGTCTCTTTTTAATCCCTAAACTTCTAGCGCAATAGCTATCACCTTTCTTAGTACCTGCTTTAACTCTAGGGCCACCACCTTTTGCTTTACCTGCTTGACCGTAGCTTACCTTTTTACCTGAAGATGTAATCTTTACTTTAGCTTTACCTTTTCTAGGCTTTCTAGTTGGCATGTTATCTCCTACTTTAATGGATTGGATAGGTAATCCATACCTTCCCATACATCGTCTATTTCTTTGTTAATACTTTTCAACTGCTTCTGAGTATCACCTAAGTCTTTAGTAAGAACTTCAGCCGCTGTAACTATACCTCTGATACTCTCAATGTCCTTAGATAGCGTAGCAACCTCGTCCTTCAATTCTAAGAGGTTTTTCTGCTGACCTAGTAGTGTCTCTAGGCGTGTGCCTAAAGTGGCTAATTTGCCCTTTAATTGGCTCACATCGTTGTCTTCTAATCTTTGCTCTATTAATGTTACCTTTTCTACAAGAGGCTTGACATTAGAAGATTTCTTTTCTACAATCTCTAATCTAGAATACAGACTTGAAGCTGTCCATACACCACCACCAATAGTTGATGCTAATGCAAACACTACTGCAATCCAAGCACCTTTAAACGTAGTCTTACCAATCTTTAATTCTGTTGTATCTAAACTCACAGTTCACACTCCGTACCAAACATAAAACAGTTATAGCCCGAACCTGTAGGGCCAGTTAGATAATACTCTGACTCACTCCCTGCTAGTAGTACATCGGCTTCTGATATGTATAGGTCTAGCCCAAAGTTATCATTACCGTTAAGATATACTGCTGTTAGGTTTCTAGTAGTATTATATCCCATCGCAACCCACTGTTGATTAGCATCGTAGAATATAGTAGTCTGCTCTGCTGTTGTGTTTGCGTTCTCAATCCCTTGCTCTAGAAACTCTACTGCTTGATCGTTATTAGCTACGGCTATGTAAGCACTAGCATTGTTAGCGTGTGTTTCGATATCGTCCATGCTTGTGTTATACGTATCAACCTCTTCTTGAGTTATGGTTAATACTTCTTGATTTAACTCTACAAACGTCTGTACGTCTGCTTCTTCTTGTGGACTAGCGGCTGTCTCTGCCATCTCTGCTACTTGTTGCACAGCAATCATATCAACAACTACTTCTGTAAACGTGTCGATAGCTTCGTCCATTAAAACTAATTCTGTGTTAGCCTTGTCATTTATAACAGCCCTTAAATCTCCAAAGGCTTGATAGCTTGACATACCTGACAAAGCACTGTTGTACGCCTGTAGTTGCTCAGAAGTAATGTAGGCTGTGCTAGACATACTGCCATCAGACAAAGCATCACCATGATGTGAATACTCTTGTGCCGCGCCTACTAACTTAATGCCTTTATCTATCTGGTCAACAATAGCACTAGAGGTATTAATAAGGTTATCTAACTCACTGCTTTGTGCTACGGAACTTAGCACTAACAGAGATAATATCATCTTCTTCATCTACAGTTTCTCCTCCAATGTTGAGTATAGTATTGTACCAATCCTTAGTATCTTTATTGTAGTCAGGTATATATGTTTCTGGCTGTCTCTTCATAGCTAACACTGCACGTTTACCAACTATAAGCTTACCCTCATTAAGTATAGGACAAGGAGTACCTGACAAGAACATACTTCTCCATACTGCAACTGACTCGCACATCCTAGCTACTGCCGCTACCTTCATACCTAAGTCTGATAATAACTTAGCATCTCGTCTACGGTCACAGTTAGGATCAACTTCATAACTACCTGTGCTGATGCCTAAACCTACTGTTTGTAAAGAACCGCCTGTTCCTTTAAGACAAGTGTCCATACCGTTGGACATATAGCTTGGTGTAATGGCAGAGCCTACTGGTATCTCGCTACTACTTCCTGCACCATTGTACGTGTTGCTTGTTGATGTATCTGACGTACTGTTGTTACTGTTTGTTGTACTATTATCACCGTGAAAAGTATTAAGACTCCCTTCCTGCGTGTTATCACCCCAAGTAGCTATTGACAACATTAATAATAAACATAATAGTTTCTTCACTTAATCAATTTCTGCACTGTAGGGGATTCCCAAATACGCAAACCCAACCATACTATAGTAAATAAACTAGCTATAGGCGGTAGCCAAGCCGCAAGAGACATTACACCTGTAGAGGCGGCGGCTAAATCTAAAACTTGTTTTCCTTCTTGAGTCATAGCTAGTTCCTTATATACCTGCTATTATAAATGCTAGGAGTTCTGAGTATCTAACTCCCAATCGTGTGTGTTCTGCCGCACCTTCAGGAGCGTTAGCTTCTTCGTGATATATTGTTCCGTTATGTGACCACCAAGTATTACTAGTAAACATACCATAGTCACTTGCGTCTAAACCTTCTGCTTCAAAAGCCGCTTGCAAGTCTTGAGCAATAATACCAAAGTGAGTACGTGCTTCTGTTCCTTTATCTTTTACAGAGTCTTTCCATCTAAACGCTTTTAACAATCCTTTACAAGCAACTGCAACTTTTTGTTCTGCTTCTTGTAAAGAACGTATGTCTTGCTTCTCATTACTATCAGACGTTTGAATAGAACCGTTAGTAGCATAGATGTCATCAAAGCGATTGTTGCTTCTACCTAAATCTACAGCGTTGTCTTTGTTTAAACCGCCAGTAGTAGTAGGTTCTATTGCGTGGTCATTAATTGAAAGGCTTTTAAGTTTTATACCAAAGCGTTCATTCATTAACGAAATCATGCCCGATGCACCATAGTCTCCGTAGTAGAAATGTAACCCACCTTGATGTACATTGTTTTGACTAATAGTTAATACGTTCTTAACTGTTGTGCCTGACGGTACATCTAAGTTAATGTTTTCTACTGTAGAAGAGTTGTTGTCAAAAGTTGCCTTTGAGCCAAAGTTGACAGTACTGTTAAAGTTTGTATTAGCTGATGTAGATATACTAGTACAGGTAAGTTGTCCGTTTACTGTTAAACCGCTAGGAGCAAACGTAGCCCTATTTGTACCTCCTGTAGCAATGTACATTTTATCTGTGTAATGGCTATACTTTATCTGACCTGCTTTAGGGTTTAACCTATCACCAAAGAATATATTACCACTAGATAGTTCATGGCTTAAAATGCTCAGTCCTGCTTGAAAACGAACACTACCTCCGTTTTCAATAATAAGACCTCCTGCTCTGGAATCTGCTACAGTGTGTGCTGAGGATTGCTTTACGTGTATTGGTTCTTCTTGTGCCATAGTATAGACCCTGTTATGAATAAGTTGTTACTAAGCCGTCTATAGTTGCAAAGTCAGCGTCTAAGCTAAGAGTAGAATATCGTATCTTAACGTAGTGGTCACCATTTGGAACTTTAGTACTATTAGTAATTTCATGTTCAGCACTTGAGCGTAAATGAATATCTCTATTAGCAAGTACCCTATAATCAGAATCAGGTTCTCCTGCCCACAAAAAGCTACCAGACTCAGCTATAAGAATATTACGAGGTAGCCCTGCGTATGAGTAGAACACACTATTATAAGTATCAGCAATAGAGAAAATACCAACTCCATAGCAAGGTCTGTTTACAGTATCAAAACCTCCTGCGGCTGTTCCTTTATATGTTCCTGCATCTACATAAAAAACAACTTCATGTATAATATGAGCCTTTCCTGACTCGGCAGGAATTAATGTCTTAGGGGCTGTGTTAAGGTTTTTAAAGTCATCACCACGCAGTCTAAATGTTTTAATGTGTTGGTCTTCAACAATCTTACCACCACTTCCGACACCAAGAGTGTACTGTGCGCCATTAACAGAACCATGCTTACCAAAGAAGTTACCTTCTCCGTAGTCACCCATCTTTGTATAATACTTACTGTTTGCACTTCCTGAGTTAGATACAAATAGTTTACCAGAGGCTACGTTAATACTTTCACTAAGTACTAAATCATCAGCAACTATTTTATCGTTAACATTAATACCAGTAGCAGAAGTGGTTAGTTTTAAATTACCATCATAATAAAGACCAACTTCCTGATTTTCAGAAGCCAATAAATACATTTCATCTGAAGGGCTAGTTAAACCAAGATGAGTACCTTTAATTAATAAACTACCATTTCCTGTTTCAGAAATAGTAGAATTAATAGTCCCACCACCCGCATCTGTAACAGAGATACTTAATTCGTTATTGTCCCCTAGTGTAATAACTTCGTCCGTAGGTGCATCTAAACCTTTTGCTATCTTACCTACTTCTACAATTTCTTCATTAGGCGTTGGGTTTGCCTCATCACTTTTCTTAATAAACATCTTGCCATCTTTAGTATTGATAGCTACTTCACCTAGTTCTAATTGTCCTTCAGTAGGCTCTTTGCCTGTTTGATTTGACCTTTTCAGTTTAATTGTTTGCTCTGACATATATATGTCCTCTTATTAATGCGTATGTACGCGGAGTGTTTTTAGTTTAATTAAAAGTCCCGCCATCAATAGTAAATGTTTTACTGTTAATATTGTCCACTGTTAAAATTGGTGTAGAAGCGTTTTGAGTTACTGAGTTTGCGTCAGCAGGTGTTTTAACTACCCACTCAAGTTCGCTTGCATCAAACACAAGTTCAGCTTTTGCTCTTGTATTATTAGTATCAGGAGAAACTTCACCACGATTAATCTCAATACCACAATCTTCATCTGCCGCTGTATCGTCAGTGTGGTCGTTGTTTAAAGTAATTAAATTATCACCAACAGCTAGTGTAGTTGAGGTAATAGTTGTAGTACCTCCTGAAACAGTAAGAGTACCGCTTACATTCACATCCTGCGAGAAATCTACACTTCTGTGAAACGTAATATTCTCAGTAACTTGGTTGTTGTTTTGAGGTATAGTAATTACTGGGAAGGTATTATCTTCTATAGTAAATGTATCGGATGATTCATTATTTCTAAAAGTAAAGCTATCGGGCGATTGCGAAGAGGAACTAGCAAATGTAATACTATCGTTAGTATTTGACGTAGATTGTTCTATTCTTAAACCACCTACTATTTCCGTATCACCGTGTACTTTAAGTTGTTTATCGCTTACGTTTGCACCGCCAACACCTAAAGTAGAATTAGTATAGTCAGTAGTAAATACGTTGCTATTACCAGTTAAAACAAAATCTGTACCAGTACTACCAAAACCAAATACAGAAACATTTGAACTGTTGTTTGATGGGTCACGGTTTTCAAACTGAAGTCCTGATGATGCATCAGATATGATTTTTATAACAGTATTTGCATTAACAGGATTTTGACCACCAGTTGTACCTATCTGAAAACCTGCCGCAAAGTAAGAACTATCACCACCGTTGTTAAATCTAAAATTATTAGCCTGTAAACTACCATTTACGTCTAATTTGTAACTACTTGGTACTGTACCTATGCCTACTTTATTAAATTGAACATCATCAGTAGTCGCTACAGCTTGACCAATACTTACTTCATTACTATCTACCTCAACACCAGTACCCGCAGATACACTGGCTGTACCTGTTAATGCAATAGTTTCATTAGCATCATCAAAACCAACAGATACGTCTGTATGAGTAGCAGACCCTAAAGCCGCTTTAATAGCAGTATATGCTCTTGTGTCCGTAAAGTATAAGTTGCTAGGATTAGAAGAAGCCTCAGAAATATCATCAGCATCTAATGTAATACTGCTACCACCGTTTACTGTATTACTGTTAATTGTAATATTTGACGCTAAAGCAGTAGCAGTCGCGGCATTACCAGTACAACTACCTGAAGAGCCGCTAACATTACCAGTTACATCACCAGTAACCGAGCCAGTAAAAGTAGCATCAGTTCCATCACTACCGTTGTCTAGTACTACTGAAGTACCGTTTGTAGCTTTAATATCTCCAACAACATGACCCACGTGTAGCCCATGAAACGCGCCCGCGTAAAGTATACCATTTCCAAAATATGCACCACCAGTACCATTACGTTTTACAATAGTATTAGCAGTTCCTGCGGAAGTAGCATTACTTACTTCACTAACATTAGCATTGCCTGAAATAAGAGTATTTATTGCGGAAGTAAGGTCTACATCTGCTAAACCGCTAAATTCGTGGTCTGTATTTCCTACTGTAAAATTACGAGCAGTTGCAAGAGTTGTTGCAGTAGCAGAGTTACCTGTACAGCTAGTAGAAGAGCCGCTAACATTACCAGTTACATCACCAGTTAAACTTGCTGTAATAGTACCTGCGCTAAAGTTACCTGAGCCGTTTCGTTTTACAAGTTTACTTGCTGTATTGTTAGCGGTTGCGTTGTTAATTGTATCAACAAAAAACTTACCACCGATAACATCGTTTGACGCAGTTTCGTTTGAATCTAAAGGTCTACCAATTACAAGTTTACCTGCATCAGTACCTTCGTGTCCGTATGCTAGTTCCCCTTCGGCAAGAGTAGAAGAGGGTACGTTACTACTAGCACTTCTTTTAATTTGAATAGTTTGTGACATTATTTAATCCTCTAAAAAAACCCGCCTATTAAGGCACTGTTAATATTTAAAAAGTGTGTACTATCATTACCATCTAGCTTATCTGCGTCTAACTCACTACCTGATCCGTCTACTTGTTTTAAGCTTTCTCTTAATGCTTCAGGAGTAGCTGAGTTAGCGGGTAGTCCTCTAGGTATTTGCAGTGTATTAGTAGTGCTATTGTAGACAGCATCTGTACCTGCTTCACCTGTTGTAACACTTAATTCTGTTAAATCTTCCAGTGCCTCTGTAGCTGTATTAACTTGCTGTGACGCTATAGTAGCTTGCTGTGTAGCTACGGTGGCTTGCTGTGTAGCTATAGTGGCTTGAGACGTTGCTGTATCTGCCGCGTCTTCTGCTGTGCTTTTATACTGACCTGAAGGGTCTTGATAGTCTTTGTAGAATCCTGTCATTATCTTACCCTATTCTATTCCTTTAATAAGTACCACCGTTTATAGTTTCTGTTTTACTTAGCTTTAATGCTAAAGATGAAGTTACATCTGTTGTATTTGCTTTTAATTCTAAAGATGAAGTTACATCTGATGTATTTGCTTTTAACGCTAAAGCATCTGTTAATGTTGTGCTTTGCTCTATAGGCGTTATATCTTTTATTACATCTAATATTACTTGAGCTTGTTGCTGTGCTGATATAGCGGCGTTAGCGGCTTGCTCAGCAGTGTCTAAATATGTTTGATCTGAATCATCATAATCTTTATAAAAACCTGACATGGGTTACCTCGAAGGTACTATACCTAATGTTGAACCTGAAGCCTCTGCTTGCTGTGCCATGTTTTCAATCTCTGCCGCCGCTCCTCTAAACTTAGCTTCAAACTGTGCGGCTTCTTCTGTATTCTTTGTGTATAAAGCTTGCTCTGCTAATGCACCATAAAGTAATAGATCAGTACCATACTCGACAAACCAATTAGTATCTGTGTCGTTTACAAGGTCAGGAGCTACAGAGTAGTAAGAAAGCTTAGCTGTAGTTATATTACCTTTAGGGCCGAGTATAAACTTGTTAGCTTCCCTTGCAAAGTATCGGGGATTACCTGCTCGTTTGCCTTTGCTTAAAACGTAGGGGAGGTCTTTACGTTGTAAGTCTATAATAGTACCGCTTACATCAACAGTAAGAGCTTTAGCTTCTAAGTAATCAGAAGGAATAACAACAGCGCCGTCTACAATAGGTAGACTAGCTGATACTTTTTCAAGAACAGGAATACGCAAGACACGATTAGCTCTGTCTTGTGCTAGATTAATAAAAGAATTAATGGTAGCGTCTGAAATATCAGTACGGTTTCCCCAGTCTTTTACAAGTGATCTTAGTTCTCCAAAGTTACTAACTGCCATTATATGCGTCCGTAGTCTGTTCTAAGTTTTAAATAATCAGCACTTCGTAATCGTGCCATCATCTTTGCTTTTAAATCTGGATCATGGAATAATTGATGCATAGAGCAGTTCCACTCATCGCACCACATATTAATTAAATTAAGAGGGATAGAAGCTACCTTACGACCGAAAGTATCCCCATCGGTTTTACGATTTAAGTTATTAACAGCTTCGTATTTATTTCGTTCTAGAATTGAAGAGTAGTCTTGAGTAGTACCGAACGTAATTGTACCATCATTGTTTTGTATAACTTTAGTCTTAACGTCAGACATATATACCTCGAAAAGAAGCTAGGCTACCTCGAAAGATAGCCTAGCATATTTCTAACTTACACTGAAGTTGTTAGGTCTAAGATAGCACCTGAAGCTTTTTCGTTTTTAGAACACAAAGTGTATTCTACTAACATTTGCTTAGAGTCTGAGTCACCTGTCTTAGCAAGATCAGTAGTCTGGAAATCACGATAGTAATCTACAGAGAACATGTCAGGCTGAAGAACATAAACTTTGTCAGTCTCCATCAAACGGTTAGGTACAACAGTTAGCTCACCATAGTCAGAAACGTAAACGTCTACTGCGTTAACAATAGTTTTGTCAGTTACGTCTTTGTACTTAGTAGCGTTACCAGTGAATCCAGTGATTTTAGACTTCTGGAAAGCACCACACATAATGATAGAAGGATCACCACCTTGCTCCCAGATATCTTCAACAACGTCTGTTAGAAGAGCTTCGGTAAACACACGAGCACTACCGTCTGTAGGAAGACCAGTACCTTTACCCCAAGTACCACCTACGTTAGCCTCACCGTCACCAGTGTCATCGCCACCGTCAGAAGCTTGG